AATAATAATATAATAATAAACTTAAATTTACGGAGGTAAAGGTATTTTAAAAGGCTTAGAAATGTCTGGCATAATATGGGTAAGAGATAAGAATGGTAAACACAAAGTGTTATAAATAAATCGTTAAGAGTAGCAAGCCGATAGAAATATCGGTTTTGCTTTATTTTTATAATAAAAAGGAGAAATAAAAATGAAATTAAATGAGATATATTTTAAATGTGAAAAATGTAAAGAAAGTTTTTTATTAAATGTAAATAATATAATGTCAAGAAAGCCTGTAACAATAGACAATGATGTTTATTTTGTAACTTTTGTGAAATGTTCCAATTGTGGTAAAAAACATGCAGTACAAATTGACAATAAAGAAACATTAGATTTGCTTATGGAATATGAAAAGCTATTTGTGAGATTGTCTATGTTAAGAAAGAAAGGCAAAAGCATAAGTAAAAAAGATAATGAAAAACTAAAAGAAATAAATAATGAGATAAAAGTAAGAAGGTTTTATTTGGCGCAAAATGCAAATAATAAAACAATGAAATATTTAGAAGGATCAACTTCGCTTGAAGACACATTTAAGTTATGTGTTTTAAAATAGATTATTACAACCTACCATAAGGATAATATGGATTACGAAAGGAGAAACAAAATGGCAGAAGATGTAAACAAAAAAGAGGGAATGGTAGAGGGACAGGAAGATATTGAGCAGGAAGATATTGAGCAGGAAGAAAATAAAACTGGTTCTGATACTGATAATCAGGAAGAAGAAGAAACAAAAGCAAAAGGAAAAACATTTACTCAGGATGAGGTAAATAAACTTGCAGCAAGAGAAAAAAGACAAGGAGTAAATTCTGTTTATAAGCAGTTAGGAATTGATCCCAAAGACAAGAAGGCTGTAGCTATGTTCAAGGCTATTGTTGATAGCCAGAAATCAGAAGAACAAAAGCGATTGGAAAACCAGAATGAAAGCGATCAAAAAATAGCAGAAGCCGAAAAAAGGGCTATGGAAGCTGAAACAAAAGCAGAGTTAATGATGGCAGGCGTTCAGTCTCAGTACGTAGAAGATGCCATGACATTAGTAATGGCAAGAATAAGTGAAGATCAGGATGCTAAGACAGTAATCAGCGAACTTAAAACCAAATATTCTGTATGGTTTAAAGAAGCCGAAGAAGATGGTAAGAAAGACGAGTCTACCAAAAAGAAAGATGGCACAGGCTCTTCATTTAGTTCTAAAAATAATAAAGGCGATAAAGAAGATCGGTCTCTTGGGGCAAGATTGGCAGCTCAGAGAAGAGTAAAAAATAACAAGAAAAGTTATTGGGATTAAAAGAGAAAGGAAGGAATTCATAAATGTTAAACAAGAGTGGTATTTCAAAGGTAACAATGGTGGCTCCAACACAGATTTTGGCAGATGTAGATTTGCAGTATTCAGTTGGATGTGTAGTTCCAAAAACAATTGGAGTTGCTGTAGGAAGCAAAACGATTGCAAAGGCAGGCACACCATTGAATGTAGATTTTGCTAACTTGCAGACAGCAGCAAAGCTTGGTGATGATACGAATGCTATGAACGCGATGCTGCTTCACGATGTAGATGTAACAGAAGGCAATGCAAACGGAACAGCTTTGGTATTTGGTTTCGTAAATAAAAATAGAATTGATACAGTTACTCAGGGTAAGATTGATACGGCAGTTGCTAATGATGCAGCAAGTAAGCTTATAACTGTGGTAAAATTATAGCTATGAGAGGTTCAGATTTAACTTCTGAGCAATTCTATTTGAAAAGTAATAGTTTTATATTATCGGGCAAAATAAATGCTTTAGAATTAAAAAGGGAGGATATTAAATAATGACTATCTTTGATTTAATGACAAGTCAGAATTTGACTGCTTATTGGGAAGAGTTTACTCAGGATGAAGCACCATATCCGTGTGAAGAGCTTTTCCCTGATGATAAGAAAAGAGGTATTGATTTAAAGTGGATCAAGGGCTCAAAAGGGCTGCCTGTAGTTCTTAAGGTATCAGCTTTTGACGTAAGTGCAGTTCCAAGACCGAGAATTGGATTTGATAAACTTACTGCTGAGATGCCTTACTTTAAGGAATCAACTTACATAGATGAAGAACTCAGACAGGAACTTAACATGGTTCTTGAGACTGGAAATCAGGCTTATATTGATTCTGTAATGAATAGGGTGTTTGATGATGAAATGAGACTGCTTAGAGGTGCGGCGGCTTCAAGAGAAAGAATGAGGATGATGGCGCTTACCACCGGAATTGTAGCAATGACAGCGAATGGGCAGGCATTTAGCTTTGATTATGGTATTCCAGCAGAGCATAAGAGTACTGTTACAACTTCTTGGGAAACTGTAGCAACGGCAGACCCTATCGAAGATATTAGAGCGGCAAAAGAAAAGGTGCGGGATGACACAGGTGCAGAAGTTACAAGAGCGATGTGTAACGGAAAGGTATGGAGACAGATTAGAAACAATGACAAGGTAAAGAAATCAATCTTTGTTCTTTCAGATGGTGCTGGTACTGTTTCTGATGCTAAACTTAAAGACTTCTTACTTGAAGAAGTAGGGATTACTGTAATGGTTAATGACAAGAGATACAAAGATGAAACAGGTGCAGCAACTCCATTTATGCCAGAAGATACTTTCGTATTATTCCCAGAAGGAGCTCTTGGAAAGACTTGGTTTGGAACCACTCCAGCCGAATCCGATCTTATGAGTTCAAACGTTGCAAATGTGTCGTTAACAGATACAGGTGTAGCAGTAACTACGACTCAAAAAGTTGATCCAGTAAATGTTGAAACTATTGTATCAATGATATGTCTGCCTTCGTTTGAATCGGCTGATGAAATTTATATTTTAGATACTAAAGCGTAATTGAGGAGATGTAAACATGGTTAAAATAACAAACGGTATAGACGTCTTTGAAGTTAGCAAAGGAGCTTTTGACGGGATGTATTCCCGTCAGGGCTTTTCTGTAATGAAAGAAGATGAAAATGAGAAAACTGTAGAAACTGAAGGCACAGAAGATAAAAATGAAGATGACATGTTTTTAGAAGAAGTAATGGAAAAGCCTATATCTAAATGGACAAAAGATGAAACAATGAAGTTTGTAGAATTAAATGATATAGATCTTCAGGGAAAAACAACGTCAGAGGAAATAAAAGCCATTGTTAAAACTTTTATTGATGGTGAATAAAGGTGTGAAATATGACAGATATAGAAAGAATCAAGAAAGAAATAAGAGAGCAGCAATCGCCTTATTTTGAAGAAGATGATTTTCAATTTTATCTTGACAAAAATAATGGCGATGTAAATGCTACAATTTATGAAATGTTAATCATAAAGTCAGAAGATTCTTCAATAGCGGTCAGCGGATTGAATACACAAGATACTTCAGGTTATTTTAAAAGATTGGCGTCACGATATAAAAAGTTTAATTCAGGACATTTAAAGGAGTGATGTTAAATGATAAATAACAAGTTTGAAGCATATAAGATAAAAAGAGAAATAAAAAGAAGTGGCTCAGAATATGAATTTAAAAGAAAAGAAAAAAATGAGTTTGGAGAGCTTACAGACAATGAAGTTATAGTAGGAAAGTTGAAAGGTTTGTATCATGAACAAAGCCAAACTATTTCGGTATTGACAGGGGATTCGACTCAATATAGGACTAAAAAAGTTCCTATGATTCTTTGTTTATATGATGAAGCCGCTTTTTTAAATATTGGAGATCTTCTAACTATAAGTAAAAAAACTTTTAAGGTTACAGGTTTTGCAAATATAAGCGAGTGGAACATTGTTGCAGATATATCGATGGAGGAAATTGACTATGGCAGATGGACTGAAAATTGATATAGATACGCAGAAGCTTCTAAGCAATCTAGACGATTTTGAACAAAGGCTTAGATATGGTTTGCTAATGTATGCAAGTACAGAGGCTGAAAATTTAGAAGCAGAAATGAAAGCCAAAAGACCATGGACTGATAGGAGCGGAGATGCAAAAAAATATCTCACAGCTAGAGCAAGCTTGCCTTCAAAAAATGAAATAGAAATAAAGCTTGCTCATGGCGTAAGATATGGTATATGGTTGGAGTTAGCTAATGAAAAGAAATATGCAATAGTAGCACCTACAGCAAAACTAAGAGGACCAGGAGTTATAGAAGGTTTAAAAGGGATAATGAACAGTATTTAGAGGGTGTAAAAATGAGTGAAAACAGATGGCAAGATATATTTTTACATTTAAAAAAAGAGGGGTTTGATGTTTATTCACCAGGAATCAAGCTTGGTGAATGTGAGTCTGAATATTTGGTGGTAAAAAAAGAAGGACTGGCAAGAGTTGCAGGTAAAAGAGCAAATGCAGATAATTATTCTGTTTTATGTTATGTTCCAAAGCAAAAGTATAGTTCTTTGGAAAGTTTGGTCAATAGGGTAAAAAAGTCTATGGACAAATTAAATCCGCTAATAAGATCTACAAATTTTGAAACACCAAGCTTTTATGATGATTCATTAAAGGCTCATATGGTAAGTATAGAGTATGTTAATTATAAAAAGTCATATTAAGGAGGTAAAATAATGGCAACAAAAGCGACTTTAGAAATAGCTACTATAGATGTTGAAATGTTTACTTTTGCCGAAGCAGATGGCACAGAATATCTTCTTAAATCAGCATCTGAGATAACTGTTGCTCCAGAGATAGAAGAAAGAGAAGCCACAAAGCTAATTGTAAAGGATAGGCTTATAGCACAGAAAAGAGGTAGCAAAACAATAACTGGTAATACAATTACTTTGACAGATAACGTTTTTTCACCAGAGCTTGTATTGCAGCTTCAGGGCGGAGAAATAACTTACTCTGACCCTGGCACAAATTCAAAAATAGCATCATATACGCCACCAGCATCAGGAGCAGATGTAAAGCCTAAAACTTTCACAGGCAAGGCTTATTCCGCCGTATATGATGCAGCTGGTGAAATAGTGAATTATGAATGTATTGAATATCCAAACTGTCAAGGATCACCTATAGAGTTTAGCAGAAAAGATGGTGAGTTCAGCGTGGCAACTTACACAATAACCTCAGCGCCAAACAAAGGACAGCCACCATATAAGATCACTTATGTAGATGCTTTACCGGTTGTAGGATAATTGAAAGGAGAAAATAAATGTCAGAATTGAAAATAACAAATGTAAATGAGATTAAGGAATATTTTGAAGGAGAAATAGTAGAGTTAGCACCGTTTGAAAATGGTAAGCCATTTGTAGCCAGAGTAAGAGTTCCGTCTCTTGTAGAAATATATAGATTAGGTAAAATTCCAAATACATTAATTGTAGAGGTCAGAAAGTATTTTGATACTTTAGAGAAAGACGAAAACAACAACGTTACTATAAATTTTGCAGATAAGAGGGCAAGAAATCTTATGAATCTGGCTTTGAAAATGGCTGATGTAGTTTTAATTGAGCCTTCAATGAAAGAGCTTAGAGGGGCTAAAATAAGGCTTTCTGACATGCAGTTATTATCTATATATAACTATGTAGATAAGAAAGTATCAGAGATGATACCCTTTCGTGACTAATCTAAATAGAATGTATGAAATATCAAACATGAGCATAATGTTTAATGAAAAGCCTTCTGATATATTAGGAGTAAAACAAGACTATTTAGCATGGTGTATCAACGAGGCTTTTTATTATTTTATGCAAAGTGTAAAGGATGGCAAGAAGCCAAAAGAAATAAAGCAAAAGAAGAAGTACAAAACCATAAGTGATTTTTATTTTGATTTAGGTGTAGATAATTAAGTAAGAAAGGGGGTTAACTTTTGTCTGTAAATTTAGGAAATGCGGAAGCTTCGATTACTTTGAACATAAGTAACTTTCAAAGAGCATATAATGAAGTAGTGCAAGATTTAAAAGACATAAAACAAAACGTAACAGACGCAGGGAAGAATTTAGATTTTAAAAAATTAGGAGAATCCGCAGATGGTTTATCTCAAAAGCTTTCAGGGTTATCTAAAGTTTCAGCAGGTTTGTTAACCTCAATGGCAGCTACAGTGCCAACAACTCAAGAATTCAGACGAGATATGTCAATGCTTGAACAAAATGCCAAGAATGCAGCCGTAGGTATTGGAG